CACGTAAAGGTACTGACTCACTGAAGATCCCTCTTAATACACCCCAAGCTGGTGGCAACACTGGAGGTCTAAATGTCTAATGCACGTATGTGCTACGACCGGCTCTCTTCACACCGCAACTCTTTCTTGAGTACTGCTGTTGATTGTTCAGAGCTGACGTTGCCGTACCTGCTTACTGAAGACACATCCTCAGTTAACTCCCGCAGGCGTTTGCCTCTTCCTTGGCAATCCGTTGGAGCTAAAGCTGTAGTAACACTGGCATCCAAGCTGATGCTGGCGTTGTTGCCACCCCAAACTTCCTTCTTCAAGCTACAGGTACGTGACGATAAGTTGGGTGAGATGGATTCCCCAGAGATTCGCAGTGAGCTGGACCTTTCGTTCAGCAAAATTGAGCGGATCATCATGGATTACATCGCCGCTTCTAATGACCGCGTCGTAGTTCACCAGGCAATCAAGCATTTGATTGTGTCTGGTAACGCCCTTATCTTTATGGGCAAAGATGGTCTTAAAAACTTCCCACTGAATCGGTTTGTTATTAACCGTGATGGTAACGGTAATGTTCTTGAGATCGTTACCAAAGAAATGATTAGCAAAGAGTTGCTTAGTGATGTTCTCTATGACGACGAAAGTGTTGTAGATGACTCTAAGGGCAACGAAAAAGAGTGCGATGTTTATACCCATGTGAAGCTTGAGAATGGCCGCTGGGTCTGGCACCAGGAGGTCTTTGACAAGGTCATCCCTGGTAGCCGTAGCACCGCTCCTAAGAATGCAAGCCCTTGGCTGCCGCTTCGTTTCAACACTGTTGATGGTGAGGACTATGGCAGGGGTCGTGTAGAGGAATTTCTCGGTGACTTCCGTGCACTTGAATCGCTTAGCCAGGCACTCATCGAAGGCAGTGCTGCTGCTGCAAAGGTTGTGTTTATGGTGTCACCATCTAGCACTACCAAACCAGCCACTCTGGCTAAGGCAGGTAACGGTGCCATCATTCAGGGACGACCTGATGATGTTGCTGTTGTGCAAGTTGGTAAGACAGCAGACTTTGCTACTGCTGCCAACATGGCTCAGCAAATTGAACGTCGTATCAGTGAAGCCTTTCTGCAACTGAACATTCGTCAGTCAGAACGAACCACTGCAGAAGAGGTACGCCTCACGCAGCTCGAACTAGAGCAACAGCTTGGTGGTCTCTTCAGTCTGCTGACCGTTGAGTTTCTTGTCCCATACCTGAACAGGATCATGATGGTTCTGCAAAGGAATGGACAGCTACCCAAGATCCCTAAGGAGTTTGTTCGACCACAGATTGTTGCTGGTGTGAATGCATTGGGTCGTGGTCAAGACCGAGAAAGTCTTGCAAACTTTATGGGAACAATTGCACAGACACTTGGACCTGAGGCGTTGATGAAGTACATCAATCCTTCTGAGGTCATCAAGCGTCTTGCTGCTGCACAAGGCATTGAAGCTCTCAATCTTATTAAGACTGAAGAGCAGATGGCACAAGAGATGCAGCAACAACAGCAAGATCAGATTGGTCAATCACTTGTGAACCAAGCCGGTCAAATTGCAAAAACACCAATGGCTGAACAAGCCATGATGGGACAAACCGAAGAACAACCTACTGAATAATGGCAGAAACACTTTCCTACGATCCCACCCCTGAAGCTGAGGTACTGACAGAAGAAGAACAGGACTCACTTCAGGTAGGTCAGGAGCTTAAAGAACAACAGGATGAATTGCTGGCTGGTAAATACAAGTCAGCAGCAGAACTTGAAAAAGCTTACGTTGAGCTACAAAAGAAACTTGGTGAAAGTTCTGATGAAGAGCAGGGTGAGGCAGAGCCTACTGAAGAGGAAGCTCCTGAAGTCTCTCCTGCTCAGTCTTTGATCACTGATGCCTCTGCTGAGTACGCAGAGAAAGGTCAGTTGTCTGAAGAGATGATGTCTAAGTTTTCAGAAATGAGTAGCCAAGATCTTGTTCAGGCATACATGGAGATGCAAGCTAATGCACCTCAGCCTGAAGCTTCGGAGCCAGTAGAACTTTCTGATAGTGATGTAAATGCTATCAAGAATTCTGTTGGTGGTGAAGCTGAGTATGAAAAGGTAATTGATTGGGCTAGCAATAATCTTTCTGAAACACAGATCAATGCCTACGACGACATCATTTCTACTGGCAATGCTGCCGCTATCCAAATGATGGTAGACGGACTGAAAGCACAGTACGACTCAAGCAATGGTTTTGAAGGACAGATGCTGTCCGGCAAAGCACCTAACAACAGTCGTGATGTATTCCGTAGCCAGCAGCAAGTCGTAGAAGCGATCGCTGATCCACGTTATGACCGTGATCCTGCCTACCGGAACGAGGTTCTGGAGAAGCTCGAGCGTTCTGATGTGACCTTCCGATGACAACAGTTACTGAAGACGGCGGTCGCACAAACATCTACGCAAAAGAACCACCCATCGAAATTATGGACGTGTACGAAACACACAATGAAAAGGCTGAGAAGCTTAATGGTCGTCTTGCAATGCTGGGCGTCATGGCTGCTCTGGGCTCTTACGCACTAACTGGACAAATCATCCCTGGTATTTGGTAATGACTGTACGACCCTACGAAGAAGCTCAGCGTGGTGCTGAGCCTAAGCCTGCTAAGAAAGCACCGGCTAAAAAGAAAGAAGAATCTGACACCATGTCCGTTACTACCCTTTCTCCCTGATGAGCCTCTACGCAAACATTAACAAGCGAAAGAAGGCTGGTACTTCTAGACCTAAATCTAAATCTACTGTCAGCAAAAAGGCTTACGCCAATATGAAAGCTGGCTTCCCTAAATCTAAATCTTCTAAGAAAAAATGAAATCTATTATTGCTGCCGGTTTCCTCCTCGGCTGCGCTCATGGCGCTATTGCTGGTCCCTACGCAAACGTCGAAATCAATTCTGGTTTTGTCGGATCTGATTACGGTGGTTCTGCTACCGATGTCCACGTCGGCTACGAAGGTGAAGGCTGGTATGTGCAGGGTGGTCCTGCTTTGCTGGCACCTGATGATGCAGACGGTGATGTTGAACTGTCCGGCAAGATCGGCGGTAGCTATCCCGTGAGTGAAGCTCTGTCTGTGTACGGAGAGTTTTCTTTCCTGACTGGTGACGACGAGAACAGCTACGGCACCAAGGTCGGCGCTAAGTACAACTTCTGATATTTAATACAGCCCTCCACTGGACGTGAGCCTTGGGAGGGCTTCATTAAAGTGCTCAAATACATACCTTTGGAAACAATACCCTGCACTTTTAATGACCGCTGTACTTCAACAACAACAGAGGTCTACCTGGGAAGAGTTTTGCTCCTGGGTAACCTCAACTAACAATCGACTTTATGTTGGCTGGTTTGGAATCCTCATGATTCCTTGCTTGCTGGCTGCCACCATTTGCTTTGTGACTGCATTCATTGCAGCCCCACCTGTAGACATCGATGGAATTCGTGAACCCGTATCGGGATCCCTTCTCTGGGGAAACAACATCATATCGGGAGCCGTCGTTCCGAGCAGCAATGCCATCGGACTACACTTCTACCCAATTTGGGAAGCTAATACACTTGATGAATGGCTCTACAACGGGGGTCCATACCAGCTCGTCGTATTCCACTTCCTCATTGGCGTCTTTTCTTACATGGGACGAGAGTGGGAACTTAGCTATCGACTAGGAATGCGCCCCTGGATTTGTGTTGCTTACTCTGCTCCGGTTGCTGCGGCGACTGCTGTTTTCCTTGTTTATCCTTTTGGACAAGGTAGCTTTTCAGACGGTATGCCTCTTGGCATTTCCGGTACTTTTAATTACATGCTTGTTTTTCAAGCGGAACATAACATCCTCATGCACCCCTTTCACATGTTGGGAGTTGCTGGTGTATTTGGTGGTGCTTTGTTCTCGGCTATGCACGGAAGTCTTGTCACTTCTTCGCTTATCCGTGAAACGACTGAGACTGTATCGCTAAACCATGGTTACAAATTCGGACAAGAAGAAGAGACTTATAACATTGTTGCCGCTCATGGCTATTTTGGTCGTCTTATCTTCCAGTACGCCAGCTTCAACAATAGTCGCAGTCTGCATTTCTTCCTGGCTGCTTGGCCTGTGGTTGGTATCTGGTTCACTGCACTAGGTGTCAGCACTATGGCTTTCAACCTAAATGGATTTAACTTCAACCAATCCATCCAAGACCGTGAAGGTCATGTTATCAACACGTGGGCGGACATCTTGAATCGAGCTGGTCTCGGTATGGAAGTCATGCACGAACGCAACGCCCACAACTTCCCGCTTGACTTGGCTGCTGCTGAAACAACTCCTGTTGCTTTGACTGCACCAGCAATCGGTTGATACTTCGTACGTTCATCTATGTTTGACATTCAAGTATGTGATAGTGGTGCACGCATTATACGCGATGCGCTGAGACTGTACAAAGAACGGTGGCCTGGTGGTCACCCACAAGAACAAGAGGATATCAATTTCTTGGAAACGCAGTTTACTAAAATGGTACTTGAGTCAACCATAGACGCATGACTGCCTAACCATGGAACGGGGGTTAGGTTTACTCCTGTACGAACAATGTCTGATCTTGAAAAGCGCTACATCATCAAAGAGTACAACAAAATGCTCCGTGAGGAGAAAGAGGTTGCTCTTTGCTACCGTGGAACTGCTTACAAAAAAACTGTTCTTAACTGAATCTACTAATGCCACATCAATCTAAAAAAGTACAAGCATCAATTACAAAGATGACACCTGACAATAGTGGTGTGGTTTTCAAAAGATGTGGGCAATGTGGTGACAAAAAACCACAATGTCGGAAACAAAAGAAGTGCCTTAAAGGTCTTCTGTAATAGCTTGGGAGGCACCTCAGAGTCGGACCTCCCTTGCATTGGCACGAGCCGGGTACGCCCGACACCTCGCGCCGTCTAGACGGTGGGATAGACCACAAAAAATTTTTGATCGATCAAGAAAACTGTAAATACTTTTTTTAATCCATAACAATGGCACATCAGTCTTCTACGCTGACCACGAGCCTGACTCGTCCTGGTCAAGCTAACTCTGCGGGTGACGCCCGCGCCCTTTACCTCAAGCTGTTCTCCGGCGAGATGTTCAAAGGGTTCCAGTACAATGCTATCGCTCGTGACCTGGTCATGAAGCGTACCCTTACCAACGGTAAGTCCCTTCAATTCATTTACACCGGTCGGACCACGGCTGAGTTCCACACCCCCGGTAACGCCATTCTTGGCAACACCGATGGTGCACCGCCAGTGGCTGAGAAAACCATCACGGTTGATGACCTGCTGATCTCCAGCGCCTTCGTCTACGACCTTGATGAG